ACGTGCGGGACATTTGCCGCTACTCTATTTTTATTTCTTGACATATTGACCTCTTATTGTTTATTATAAATTATAATTAATATTTTTTAATTAAAAAGATTTGTATTGAGCATAATCGTATCTAATAGTAACAGATAAAGTGATTATCTCTTCTGCTCCATAGTTGTTTTGACCAAAGTTAACTGCCTCTAGGAAAGGATTAATCAAAATCCATTCTTCTACTGGATTTGATTCAGCATTAATTTGAGTTAAAACAACTTGTCCTCCAAGAGCGTTGGAAGACTTACCTTTTTCGATTGTAGATCTTGGTTCATTAACGCTTGTTGTTTGATAACCAGATTTGTTCAAAGCAGCGATAAGGTTTTTGGCATTATTTTCTTCTTTATTTTCGCCATCTGTTATGGTTATCTCGATTGGGTTCCAACTTAAAACTCCAGGTTTAAAGTTGACATCATTTAACCAAACATATTCAGATGTAGCAATAGTGAAGGATGGTCTTTGAAAAGAACGAAGAGTATAAGTTCTTATAATATCTTCGCCCAATCCAAAAGAAGCAAACCATTTAAAAGATAATTTTGGTTGAGAATCTGGAGCGCTCCAAAAAGCCATTAGTTAAACCTCATTTAAGGAGTTAATAGTGAAGAAGGGCTTCCAGTTACTGATAGAGTTGCGTAGTCATAACGAAGAGTTACAGAGTTGATTACCATCTCCTCTGAACTGTAGTCTAACTGACCGAAATCAATTGATGTGAAGAAGGCGTTGTTTAAGGTCCATCTTTCGATTTCTTTGCCTTCAGCATCCATTTGTACAATCTCAGGGGTACCAACTGAAAGAATGAACTTCTGCTTACTAAAAGAAGAGTAAGAAGTAACTTCGTCCTTTGGTGTGTTGTATCCTGCTCTGACGAACAAGTTAGTGATCACTGATGAGTGATCTGGTACTACTGGATCGATAAAAGTAACATCAACTGGATTCCAAGTTACTCTACCGGGGTAGTAGAAGGTATGAGCAACAAACTGATGTGGAACCTCACTTACTGCGAAAGAAGGTTTCTTGACTGTTTTAATTGCAAAGGTTTCAATCTTCTCATTAGGGGCAGCTTGACCACCTCCTAAAACGAAATACCATCTAAACTGTCGTTTAGGTTCTACTTTTGCGTCACTCCAAAATGCCATTAATTTAGTCTCCTTCTATTAGTAAGTAGTATTAATCCTCAAAAGCCGCACCAGAATCGGTCAAAATAAAGTCAACTGCGATAAACTCAATTGCTCTTGCTGGCTTAATGTAAATCTTAGCGTATAAGATGTTTCTATCAACCAAATCAGGAGTTGTTGTAGTCTCATCGAGTACCATCTTGAAGTCGGTGATACCAAGACCAGCCTGGACACCTCTCAAGAAAGGCTCTACCTGACCACGGAATCTGTTCCAAGTTACACGAACATTTTGGTCAAATAGAATTGTAGCAGCAAATCTTGAAATCTCACGCTTCAAGAAGATCATCAATCTTCTTACATTGATTCTATCCAAAGCAGAACCTTGGATTTGTAGAGTCTTCTGACCGAAGATTACGATTCCCTCTGCTGGGAATTGAGCAATCGGGTTAATTCTGTTCTCGTAAAGTTTATCACGATCACGAGAAGTTAGACGATCTTTTACGCCAATAACAGGAAGTCCTGCTCTACCGGCTGAAAGACCACCACGAGTGAACCCTGCTGGGGCAAACCAAAGCTCAGAAACCTTCTGGCTGTAAGATAGAGCGCCGATTGCTGGTACTGAAGGTGGCACAGTTACTGTTTGTCCGTTTGTCAGATCTCTAATCTGGACGTATGGGTAGTAAGTCGCACCGTAGCTAGAGTTGATTACGTTTGTTTTTAATGTGTTGACAACCGCATCAACGCTGCCTTTTCTGCCATCAGCAGAATCTGTGCTCTGCTCAGGTGGGATAAAACCACCTTTCAAATCGATAATTGCTAGAGCATCGCCACGAGCCTCACACATATCAACAAGTTTAGTGTTGAGAGTTGAGTTGACAACACCCGGCATTGCTGCTAGGTTGTACTCTACAACCTCTGGATCTCTAATAGAATCTAGAGCAACGTTTAGAGAGTTAAATACAGCGCTGTTAGTACGAGAAGGTACTGTACCAGCATCTGGGTAGTTAACATCACGAAGCGGCTCAGACTCTGTAATATCTAGACCGTCAAAACCACCAGCAAACACTGTTGTGAATCTATCGACGCCTGCGTCAATAACATCTGTGTATGAGCCGGTACCACGAAGATAAGTGAGACCGCCACGATCTGCTGCTGCGGCACGAGCGCCCTCTTTGTGAGCATAGAATCTTGATCCTGCTGATCCTGTTTCGTAGCACATATCATCTAGTGAGAAGTTAAAAGAAACTTCACTTAGATTGTCGTTAGCAGAGAAGTTATCAACTTGTCTTGGGAAGATCTTAAGGTGATCTCTAACTGACTTGTTTAATCTTGAAGTGTCGAAAGTCGCATCAACACCGTAGAATACAGACAATGGATCAACCGGGCTTCCCTCAGAAGCAGAAACTCTTAGGCGAAGTTGTGGGAACTCAAAGTTGATGGCGCCATTTGTTGCTTCTGCGCCATCAATGAAAGTTGTAACAGCGTCGCCATCGTAGTTGCTGTAGTTGCCTGAAACAAGAGTTTGTCTTGTGGCTGATCCAGTTTGGTCATTAAACGCCTTAAACTGAATTGGACCACGTACACCGAAAGGCAAGAAGCGAGGATCGGTGTCGCCTAACTTAACCTCATCTGGCATAGAAACATAAACATACTTAGAAAGATTTGGGTAATCACCAAACTCTCTGTATCTCTTGTCTCCGTCATCCCACTGTAGGTACTTATCACCAATCTTCTTACCAATGAAGTCTGGTGAATTTGGATTTAGGTTACAGTTGTTAAATTGCTCAACGACCTCAACTCTGTTGTCAGTATCGCTAAGTTTTCTAATTAAAACGCTGAAAGATCCGTAAGGCTCATCAACAGTGCTGTCAGGTGCTGCTCGTAAATTTGAGATAGAAACTTTTAGGTTTCTAGCAACATAATCACCACTATTTCTTGCGACAAGCTTAAAGAGATTTTGCATATTGTCGTAAGAGTAACTACCGGTAGCAGATTCGCCTGTAGCAAGATCCTGTGAGAAGAAGTAGCCAGTTTGAGCATCTTCGTAATCTCTCTTGAAATCACCACCTGAAACGGTACCGCTTAGTAGTGGTAGAATAACACCAATTTGAGTTCCGGTGTCACCACCTTGAAGTTGTGAAACGGCACCTTCGTATGACTCACCTAGCCAGTAACGAGTGTAAGAGTTGCTGCTAGTGCGAACAACAGCGCTGTTAGTTAGTGTTGGATTGGTGTTGAAAACCTTTCTAATAAATTTATCATCAGTATCTGTGAAGTTGAAAGAGGTGTCAACGAGAATTCCTTGTGTACCAGCGTCAGATGAGCTAATTTGTACTTTAAACTCGTTTTGTCCCACAGAGTCGATGTAGATACCTGCGCCAACTTCATTGGAACCGACATCAGAGCGTATACCAGAAAGACCAATTGATGCGCTCTGATCGATGTACCATACAGCAGCAAGAGTACCTGTCACCGCACCGTAGCCTCCAGATGGAGATGCGAAAGCGTAAGTATTGTTAGCGATATCAGTTCCTTCTAGAGAAGCGGTAATCGCTGCGGCACCCGCACTACCTGAGTATCTGAATCTTGGTCCATTGTATAGAGTTGGTAGTGAGCCGGTAAAAGGAGCAGATCCAGACTGAACCTGGATTGTTACAACACCAGCATCGGCAGAAGCAGTAAATAGAGCCGGATTACCTAGATTGATCGCATCTGCGATTTCTGTTGCGATTGCTCCAACAGTACCGCCGGTTGCGTCGAATGTGTTTGCATTAGTAGCGCTGCCAGATACAATTATTCTTTGTTCACCAAGATCATCTCTTAAGATAATCGAAGCATCGGTTGGGATTGTAGCATCTGTGACGGTAAAAGCACCTGAAAGATATGTAGTGTTTTGTCTCTCTGGGGCGTTTGAGATGAAAAGACCAAATGCGCCACCGTTATCGTTACCACTAGCAGGGGTAAGGTCTGTTGTCCTCCAGCCTGCCTCGCCGCCTGCTACTGCTTCCTCAGAAGCCTGACCGCCAAGACGAACGAAAGTTACTGGGGCATTGTTTCTAAACCAAG